ATAATGTATTAGAAGAATTGAAACAGATTAAGACAGAATTAGCAGCTTTGAGAAAAGCATGGATCTTAAAAGGACTTCAAGTAGATTAGGAGAAAACTATGAAGAATAAAAAATGGGTAGCATATTGGAAATTTATGTTGGCAAAGGCTTTTCGCACCGGACTCCAAAGTGGGCTCTCTCTGTGGTTAGCTAGTTCGGCAAACATAATAAATGCTGAAACTTTAGAATTGATTGGAGTAGCATTCTTGTCAAGTTTCGTTACAGTAGTTCAACATGCACTTGAGCAATATAAACCAAAGCAAACCTTTGAGGATGCTTGAGTAAAACTTGGTTACAATTTAAGTTAGATATTCGCAATCTGTTAAAAATCTTTTATTACGAATTTTCTGATTTTATTGAATACCTAGAAATGAAAAACAACGAATTGTTGTTAGACTTAGAGGAAGAACTTAAAGGATTATAGACTAGCAATAGCTTATAACTTTTAGGATTTTACTCAATTAAAAAAGGGAGATCTTTGTAGATCTCCCTTTTTTTTATTAAATACCGGAGGTTGATACTCGTATATAAGGGGAGTAATTCGGTATTTAACAGATATATAGTACCTTACAACTTTGACAATTTTTTTGAAAATTAATGACAAATTTTTATTTTTGTGTATATACTCCTATTAGGAGGTTGATATGAATAGAGCACAAAGGCGAAAAGCTAAAAGTAAAAAAAGCAGTTCTTTCAAATATGGAAAATTTCACGAAAGGATGCAAACTAAATGGCAATAAGTAAACAATTACAATGGTGGAATCAAAACAAATATAAAATTAGAGAAAGAATAATAAAAAATTTTAATCTTCCAAAAGATTGGAAAGGAATAAAATAAAGGAGGTTGATATGATGATACAAGAATGGGTGTACCTTTTCTTGGCTGTATATGGTCTGTTATCTTTGATCCTTACTTTCTGTTATATATCCTTATGGGTATCAGAAAAGAGGCTCAACAGTAAACATGATTGGATGGGGCGACTACAAAGAGGAGAAACACTTACAAGAAAGAATATGTTTTAGATGATAGATCTAAAAGATATTGCAGATAAAGAACTTATACCATGCAAAGATTGTAGTGGTATATCAGTAATAATATGTACATTCAAAGATTCAAACATACAGTTTGGACTTTGTGCCGAATGTGCAGCAAGTTAAGGAGGTTGAAATGGCAGCAAAATTCTTAGAAGATTACATCAAAGTTGATGATCTAATTAAGAAACTAAACAAAGATAATCCAAGTGCAAGACTTGTTACAGAGTTAGAAACTATGGTTGGAGATATTGTTATCTTCAAAGCAAGTTTGTATCTGGATGATTCTGATGTTGTGAAATGTACCGGATATGGTGCAGAGAACATAAACAGGGAGAAAAAACTAGAAAAGGCTGAATCGGTAGCTCGTGGGCGTTGTTTGCGTGTTTACTTCGGTGCAGAGCCTACACAGGAGGAAATGGAGGATATTGCTAGAAATAAGGCAACTACGCCTAAAAAGAGCTCTAAATCCACACTAGATACCAAAGTAGAGCAACTTGTTGATGAGGGATTGGTTGAAGATCTATCCCAGAAACAACAAAGCATTATTAATAATGTAAAGAACTTTTCTATGGATATAACAAACAAAAACGAGTACAACGCAAAATCTTTTTATGCTCAAGCTCTTGGAGAGATGGGTATGAAAGAAAATGAACTATCTGTAAATAATATGGATTCTGTGAAGAATAAAATACAGGATTTAGTAACATTATCTCAAATCGAAAATGATAAGGGAGAGTGATGTCTTGGATTCAGGTAGATATATCTTTTTTGCGAAATCCTAAATTGATTCAGTTTGCAAAAGCCAATGGGCTTTCACAGATGGAGGCAATAGGATCACTCGTAAAACTTTGGGCATATTCTTTTGAGTTTGGAAAAAAGCCCGGCTATATTCCCCATCCTGAACTACTGAAAAACGAAGTTTGGGATGGAGTGGATCTACTAGAGCAAATGGTAGATGCAGGATTTGTTGATAAAAAAAAGTCTGGATATTTTGTACATGATTGGCAAGATAAGTATTCGCAACTAGATAAATATAGAAAGATGAATGCAGCTAGACAGAAAGCATATCGGCAAAGAAAAGCAGAAGAAGAATCTCAAAAGAAATATAAAAAGTTAATGAAAGACTTACATGGGCATGACATTATTGAGTAATGTTAGCGTTGCGTTACTGTTACATAACTGTAACAAACATGTGATGATACAGAGTAGAGTAGAGTAGAGAAGAGTAAAGAAGATAATATATAAAAATAAGGAGGTTGAAACTGTTTATATATAACAATAAATTAACAGATTTACAGAAAGTCAGATCAGTCTTAGAACTTGAGGGCGAGATCTGTTCTTTAGATCCAAATGTAAAAAGAGTTAGGCAGCAAATCTATGTTCTTACTAAAAATGAACATTTAGATATTTGGAAAGAGGATTGTGATTGTCAAGATGGTATGACAAGAGCAACACTTAATCGTGATGGTACACCTAGAAAACACAAAAGATATTTCTTGGAGTGGGCATTATGAAACCAAAAAAACACAAAATGATTCTTGTACTAGAAAGATCATATCTTGCAAAAGATGTTGTTCAGGCTTACAAGATGTTTAATGAAGATAAAAAGTATATTCATCCAAATTGGAATGTAAAGAGTGAGATGTTCGTAAGAACAGAGGAGGTTGAAAATGATAAGTGAAGTAAGAGAAAGAGTAGAAAGATATTACTTTTTACCTAAGCCTTATTTTAGAAATTCAATGATAGATCACAAAGATTGTGAACTTAAAATTAGATCAGCATCAGGGGATAGTGATTATGCTGAATTTATCTTGTGGTGCATAACTTGTAAAAGAAAAATTTTAAATGAGTTTGCACTATCAACAGGAGAACATACTGAAATGGCTAGTGTTCCTGAATCGTTGGTTAGTCATCATCCTAATGAAACTGATGAGGAAAAATTTAAAAAAGAAGATGCAAGACAAAACGCTTGGGTTTTCTTGGAAAATTTTGCGTTGGTAGAAGAAATGCAAAAAAGAAAATTGACACCATACAAACAAGATGAAGATAAATTTGATCTTTATGGTGGCTATGACATTCTTGAATCTTATGATGAATGTATGCCAGATGAATTAAAAGATCTTTTAGATCAAGATCTTATGGAACATGATTTTGTAGGCAACTTAAATTCTGCTTTAGAAGAAGAATGAAAACAGATTTTATAACACTTACAATCAACGAAGATTCTAAGTGTATAAAATGTTGGCGTGAATTTGTTGTTGGCGAATCTATGTTAATACTTGTAAAAGATGACACTATTTGGCTTAATAGTAAATATTGCCCAAAATCAATAGATCATATTGATAGT